CTGTGGATAATTATTGACAATGAGAAAGCCGTACCACCATGCGGCAAGGTGATACATGTGACAACTAAGGAGTTAATGCGATGACTATTGAAGAAATGAAAGACAGATTAGTTGATAACCAAATAGATTATATAAGAGATTTAGTTTTTAAGGATAGACATGAAGAGTTGTTTGGTTTTGTCTATGAAAACATCTTTAATAATTTTAAAGATATAGATGATGACGATATCAAATGTTTTTTTAAGGAGGCTTACGATGAGCAATAAGATAATACTAGATGAGAATCCGTTTGAACCTAATCATTTGTTTTGGACACCGGACAATACAGAGGACTTAGCGAAGTACCTTGAGCAGTTTTCTGGTGGAGAAAAGCAAATAGCATACCTATGCACCATGATTACTTGGAACCTAGCGAGCAAGATGATTGATGATGCTATGCCGCCACGTGACGGCTTGACTGTAATAGAAGGAGGTAAGAAGTGACCGAAGATAAGGACAAGACAACGGACGACCGCATGAAGTGGTCTGAAGCTGTGTTGATTATTGATGTAGTAATACGAGACATTGTTCTCAATAAAGGGTTTATTAAAGAGTCTCACATGGAAGATTCGATGGCAAATCTAATTGACAAAGCGTGGAAGCGCATACAACAAGGATAAGGAGTGAGATATGTTTGAAGATTATAAGGATTTAGAACGTTTTTTTAGAGATACCAAACACATACGAGGAAGGTCTGAGTATGTAAAACCTCTAGGCGAGAGAAAGTATTGGCGACGTGAGAACGTCTACAAGCGCCCAGATCGATACATACTAAGATGTTTCGACATGGACATAGTGACTTGGTACCCCGATAACACGGTTGAGATATTATGGGAACGTGATTGGTCTAGGGTTACATTGTTGAATCATTGGTTCCCTCGTTTCTTACCTAACGGTATTAGGTTCAAGCAGGGAAGGGGCCATCATCATATTTATGCAATGTCCAACCGTGGGTATGGGGTTGGGTTGTATACTGATGACTATTATCTCCCTTGTGGTAGGTATCAAAATGAACTTGCCCCACTGGTTTTTAAGAAAGACGGTGCTGGTAGATGGATCAATATCGGCAATGTCTATACTGTACCAGTAAAAAGAGTCAAAAAAGAAATTAAGGCTAAGTACCCAATTAAGAAATTTATTGATGATGCTATGTTAATAGCACGCATGGGGGACTCAGTACCTACTTTTAAAGCTGACTGGCGCAACAAATCTCAACCTTATAAGGTATTACAGGAGTGGGACATAAACAAAGATATGTCGGAAGACCAAATGAGGCTTGTTAATATAAGTATTAGGCACATATCTTCCAGTCTAGATTGGGATTACACTTTGAGCAGGAAAAAAACAATATCTGATTTAACTGATAAACAACTCAGAGCCAAGTTAAATCGTTTTATTAATGAGCGTTGTGGATTCAACTATGAGCACACCACTGTTACGCCGTCACGTGACGGCAAGGAGTCATTAACATGAAATATAGTTTAAGAACAGCACGAGATAAAATTATTGAAGACAAGGATTCTGTGTTAGTCGATAGGTTACATTTGTTCGCTGATGGTTATAAAGGTGCACGGCTTAAATTTATTGAGGGCTTGCTTTCCAAGATGCGAGGGTATGAGTTTTGGCAACTAAATTACAGAAAGGATCAGGATTTGTACTATGTTACTTTACCTGACCAAGAATACGTGGTTGGTAGAATAATTGTTCGTGAGAAATTTGACAGTCGTAGACACAAAGTTACCGAGTTTGCAGTCGAATCTAGGAAAATACAGAACTGGAAATTTACCCGTAGTGCTGATGGTGACTATAGGACATTATCATCTACCAATGTTGCTAGAGCACTAAAAAATGCTACAAGATACTTTAGTCCTTGGAGTCCAAAAGAAGCCGCTGAAAACAAAATCTCAAGTTTTGAAAGTGCTATAAAGAGGTTGAAAAGGATAGAGACTAACAAGGTAGATAACATATACAACAAGGTTGTCGGAGATTATAAGACTGATCTTGTGCATGTCCTTAGTGTGGTTGCACAATACACAACTACGCCTGACCTAACTTTGACTGGTCGAGAACTTAGGAAAATTTGTGGCAAGCCCTTGTTAGAACAAATAAGTTTGTTATTGGAACAGTCTGTTGAAACAAGTGAGGTTATGAGTAAGACTGTTGGTGCTAGATATGACTATGTTGTTATAACACCAAGAGGAAAGATACGTGTGACCCGCGTAGAGTCTGATTTTTTATGCCATACCCATCCAACTTGTAAGATATATGATTCGTTAGAGGATGCACCACACCATGTTCAGTTACGTGTGTCAGCACTGTATATAGTGGAGGATGGCACAGCCGTTTTAGGTGTGGGTATGCGAGTAACTGAAAGTATATATTATGTCTTTGCATAGTTACATTCTGATAACAAATGATCGAAATAAATACCAATGCCAAGTTTTAGGCATAAATACGCTTGACTTCGATTTACAATCCGAGTACGATCTGTTTGAAGACTTACCTAAACAGATACAGCAGAAGATTGCTGTCTTGGAGTTAATAGATGATAAATCAGAACTTGTCGGTATTGGAAGGCGTTTGGGTAAAGACTGGATCATTCATAGCTAGTTTCACTCCTTGCCGTCACGTGACGGCAAACTTTCATGGGAGGCACATTGTGTCTCCCTTTTTTTTGAGGATTATATATGACTCCTGAATCTAAAGTTAAAAGAGCCGTTACGAAACATCTTAAAAATATGGGGGCATATTACTTCTACCCTGTGACAGGGGGTTACGGTAAGAGTGGTGTACCTGACATAGTAGGATGTTACAAAGGTCGTTTCTTTGGTCTTGAATGTAAAGCAGGATCAAACAAACCAACAGCCTTGCAGCAGAAAAGCCTTAGAGATATAGCTGAGTCTGGCGGTATATCTAGTGTAATCAATGAACTAAATGTGGATGCAGTACCATTAATACTACAAGGGGAACAGAATTATGTTGATGGTTATTTTGCTGGAGAGCAACTAACGTTAGATTTCGGCGATGAGGGAGATGCCATAGAACACGACAACGCACAAGATGAACCAGAAACGATTGATTGGACACGCAGAGATTGCGAGGAGTGTGATTAATGAGACGACAACAAGTGAGTAGCGTGAACAGTAACAAGTGGCGGCAGACTGCCAAACGTAAAGTTATGAACGATAAGGCACTTGAGAAATTTAATAACAAGTGGTTGAAGAGAAAAATATGTGGACTTGGACATGAAAAGTAACCCTAAATGTCAATGCGGTGCTGTTAGTGTGATAGTAGCTGAAACGCGGTATATGTGTGCGAGGTGTTGGTTAAAAGAGCAACACCGCTATAAATACAGTAAGTCACCAACACTTTCTCAACATGATTTTTTACAACGTAAACGCTCTATGAAATTCTATGAGGGAAAAAGAAAATGAAGGGTGACGAAGAAAACATCACTTACATTAAGGACTGGAAAACCGACAAATATCTTAAACTACGTGAAAATTGGGGTAAGTTACCAGAGGGCCATTGGTTTAGAAATTGGTTAGAGGAGGACAAGGAATTGGCTATGGAGAGATACAGACTAATACCGACAGTGGTTAGCATTATTAGTTCTGTAGAATTTGCACTAGAAGAAGGTATTGAGTTTCCTGATTATCTGAAACTAGTTAAGTTAGTAGTAAAACATCATGTGCAAGTGGAATCTGAGGAGGGATAAGATGAGTATTGACGATGCCACACCAAAGGAATGGGATGCGGTAGCAATGAAGTCAGTTCCCACTTCTCGCCGCACCAAGGATAAAAACAAAAAAAGTCTCGGAAGCCCCGCGCCCGATGCCGTTGACCATCCACCACACTACAACCAAGGAAAGATTGAAAGTATTGACTACATAGAAGACTCCTTGGGTGAGGGGTTTAACTATTATTTAGAGGGTTCCATAAAAAAGTATTTGCATAGGTGGCGTTATAAGCATGGAGATAAAACTGAGGGATGTGTAGAGGACTTACGTAAGGCGAGATGGTATTTAGATAGATTAATAAAGAATCAAGTGGTCGATAAATGAATCTTATAACAATAGACTTTGAGACATACTACGACAGAGATTATAGTCTTAAAAAATTGACTATGGAAGAGTATATAAGGGACTCACGCTTCGAGATTATTGGTATAGGTATAAAAGTAAATAACGAAGAGACTATGTGGGCCAGCGGTACACATGAACAGCTACACGATTTCCTGCAAGAGTTTGATTGGGGAGACTCCGCTGTATTAGCACATAATACTATGTTTGATGGTGCCATACTAAGCTGGTTATTTAACATCCGTCCGAAGCTATATCTGGATACCCTATGCATGGCACGTGCAGTACATGGCGTGGATACATTCGTAAGCCTCGCTGCTTTAGTTAAAAAGCATAAACTTGGTACAAAAGGCACTGAAGTTTTAGATGCTTTAGGTATAAAAAGAGAGGATTTTACAGAACAACAACTTGGTGAGTATGGTGATTATTGTGTCAATGATGTTGACTTAACCCATGCACTATTTAAAAAGCTATCCACTAGAGTTCCTAAACAAGAGTTACGTTTAGTAGATTTAACACTACGGATGTTTATACAACCAGAACTAGAGTTGGACTTACCACTACTAGAACAGCATCTAAGTAGTGTTAAAAACCACAAGAAGAACCTGTTAGTAAAATGTGGAACAGATAGAACCGTGTTGATGAGTAATCCGAAGTTTGCTAATAAACTAGAAGAGTTAGGGGTTCAACCACCAGAAAAGATCAGTCCCACTACGGGGCAGACTACTCATGCGTTTTCTAAATCAGACGAAGGATTTAAGAAGTTACTCACTGACTCAAACCCCGATATTCGCAATCTTATAGAGGCTAGACTGTCTTTGAAAAGCACGCTTGAGGAAACAAGAACTCAGAGATTTATTGATATTGCTAAACGAGGATCGCTACCTGTACCCCTAAGATATTATGCAGCACACACAGGCCGTTGGGGTGGAGATGATAAGATCAACATGCAGAACTTGAGCAGCCGAGGTAAGGCTAAGATATTAAAACATAGCATAGTAGCACCAAAAGGATATATGTTGATTGATTGTGACTCTTCTCAAATAGAGGCACGTGTGCTTGCATGGCTCGCAGAACAAGAAGACTTGGTAGAAGCGTTTGCTAACAAAAAAGATGTATACGTCAAGATGGCTTCTAAGATATATGATATAGATGAGGCAGAAGTAACAAAGGAACAAAGGTTTGTTGGTAAGACTACTATCTTAGGGTGTGGGTATGGCATGGGCCATGAAAAATTTAAAGATCAGTTACAAACTTTCGGCACAGATATAGAGTTGTCTGAAGCCAAGCGGATCATACAAGTTTACAGAGAGACTAACTACAGTATATTTATGTTCTGGAAAGAAGCAAACCAGATGTTAAAAGATATGATGAACAACTGTGCACGTTCTTTTGGTGTAG